TCAGCTTGCCAATATTAATATCAATAATTGGGCAGTCAGAATACGAAGGAACATGGACACCGGATACACAGTAGAATAACCTACCGCCGGAGCATTATTACCTGCTGTCTGATTAGAATACGCCAATGCGGGGGGATCTGTGTTACTACCTGCAATAAGCCCCATCAACATGAAATAATTCATCTTGTAATGCCAGCGTGCAACCGCTCCCATTATTAATAAAGGTATAACTGTAATAAGGAAACCACAACCCACATACAACAAACCATCTCCATCGACAACCGTATTCACAAAATTCGCACCAGCCTTTATCCCCACACTGGCAAGGAACAAAGCAATACCAATTTCACGCAACATCAAATTGGCACTCATAGTGGTATAAGTCACTAATTTCAATTTATATCCGAAACGACCTATCAAAATAGATACAATCAACGGACCACCGGCCAAACCCAATTTTACCGGAGTAGGAATACCTGGAAACGCAATAGGCAGACTACCAAAGAAAATACCCAGGAAAATACCCACAAAAATAGTCACGATATTAGGATGATCCAAACGTTTCAATGAGTTACCCATCAAATTGGCAACACGTTCCACCGCATCCTGAGGACCTACCACCATTACACGGTCACCTACCTGCAAGGTCAAGTTACGTGAAGCGAAAATATCCATACCTGAACGGTTGACACGGGTCACATTCACACCATACATACTACTGAAATGAAACTCACCCAATTGCTTACCATTCATTTTAGGTTGTGTAATCAAAATACGGCGGGATACCATCGGAGTATCCTGCTTTTCCCAATCCACTTCAATTTTAGGACCGATAAAAGCAATAATGGCTTCCGCATCGTCCTCTGCACAAACCACAAACAACTGATCACCAAGATGGAAGACAGTATCACGATTAGGAATACTGACATGACCGTTCTGCAATATACGTGAACAAACAAAGTCACGCCCCATGAAGTCTCTGACCTGAAGCAACGTTTTTCCTGCCAACGCCTCATTATGTACTTCCAGGTGCATCATACGAGGAGTCAGATGAGGATTTGCAGCTTCTTCTTTAGCGATATCCTCTTCCTCCTTTTTCAAATTAATCCGGCAAATGTAGCGGATAGCAATAATGGAACCAATGATACCCAGCACTCCCAACGGATAAGCGCACGCATATCCCATCGCTATCTGCGGACCATTGTAATTCAACTGGCTCAACGCTTCGTTGGCAGCACCCAGTCCCGGCGTGTTCGTTACGGCACCACAAAGAATACCCACCATCATAGGCAGCTCTATCCGACCGTTCAAGCCATAATACAAAGCCACAGCCACAACAATGTTCAATGCGACAATCCCCATTGCCACTAGATTCATGGCAATCCCTCCTTTCTTAAAGGAAGAGAAAAAAGAAGGACCTACCTGAAGTCCGATACAGAACACGAACAATATCAGTCCGAAATCCTGTAAAAATGTAAGTATCTGTGTATTCCCCGTTAAGCCGAAATGTCCGCAGACAATACCGGTAAACAAAACAAAAGTAACACCTAACGATACCCCGAAAAATTTAATTTTTCCCAGCAACACTCCTACTGCAATCACAAAGGAATAAAGCAGCACGATATGCGCTATTGAGTTTTCATCAAATAATAGATTTTGTAACCAGTCCATGATATAATACTATGTTTTTATAAATTGCCGCAAAATTAATGAATTCCCCTCACTCAGCCCAACAATTTGAAAACTATTATTTCATGATTCCTATTTATTTTGCAATATCCACTTTGCAATAAGAACATCTTTTGTTTTCGTCACTTAACAAAATGACAGAAACCTCTCTTTCTCCTTTATGAAAATAGCTAAAAAAAGGATTCTATTTAAAAGGTTTACATATATTTGTTGTAATCTGAAGTATCTTATTTGATTATCAACGCTTTGTAGAAAACTCGCATGAGAACGGGCAACGGATAAGAAAATTCCAAGCTGTTTAGAATCACTATATTCCTCATGCTTTCAAATAACTCTTTTTTCTTGATGCAAAGGTAGCATTTTTTCGTGATTGCCGGTAATTTTCGGGCATAAAATATCACGGTCATTTCAAGAAACATATACAGCGGACATGACAGCCATACCGTAGCCGAATCCCCGTAACTCACAGGCAAAGGTAACCCGTGTCCTGTTCGTACAAGCAAGGTCAAGCCCTCCGGGTGTCGTGGAAAAATCATCCTCGCCCGGAGGGCTTGCGGTATTTTTCCCGCCAACCTTGCATGTACGGGACACGACCTTTTATGGCCTGTAGTTACGGGAACTCCGGCCCCGAAAAGCCGGATCACTAAAAATAAATTGTTATGTCACAGCAGGTAACAAAAGAAAAGTACAGTATCGAAACACTCAGAGAGCGGAATGTTTCATACGACCACCAGCATTGGCTGACACAGAAAGATGTGGATATGGCCAACAATTATGTTGAACTCATTGAGCGGACACGCTCCGAAATTACACCTCAAATCGGCGACAGGCTGGTATATGTAACCGAACACGGGGATTATTACGGAAACGCCCTTATTGACAGCAGGAGTGCAAAAGAAGGATATCTTTCCGTATGCGAACAGCCGTATGTGCCTTTCGTGTGGGAAGAGGACGGCAATATCCGTCTGAGTGTCAGCGGAGGCGCATTCCATTCCGTGAATCCGGAGGAACTGAAATTCCTGAAATGGACGGAAGGGGTGTTCAAGGACTGGGGGCATTGCGGTGCTTGCGCCAACGGTTCGGTGTCATTTCTGGCTAAGGTACCGTTATGGTTTTATGCCGAACCCAATCCCAGGTATGGAGATTTCACGACCGAGACCTACCGGAAGTTCTACCTACACAAAAGGGAGGAATCGGAAAACGGCAATCTCTATCAAGGCTTTGACATCGCTTTTCGGGACGAAGCCGAGTTCCGGCAGTTCCTGAAGGACTACGAAGGAACGGTGTTCAAGGGAAATTGGGATAATCAAATCGTGTTATGGTGTTTCCGTCGGGAATATGTGTTCTTACCTTCCGCCGAATGGGAAACGTTTAATGCCCCGATCGAAACGAGGAGGCTCAACTTCCATCCCGAGCAGGTCAAGATAGTCAAGGACATGGAAAAGCACATCACTTATTTCTACCGGATTAAACCGGATAATTTTTAACATTTAACCCTAACAGATATGCAAACGACAACAGCACCCAAGGCCGGCAACGCTCCCGACCTGCTTCAAGGCATTCTGAGCGTACAAGTGAGAAACGAGGACAAGATTACGGAACAGGACCGTGTCTATTGCCAGACGCAGCAAAACCTGCTTTACAAGACACTCGACCAGATTGACCGCTGGTACGCCGTCTTCAAGGAAGAAGCCGAACAATACCAAGCCGAACGTAAGTTCCATTACGAAGAAAACGGCAAGGTTTCCATGCGTGATTTCTACACTTACCATAACGACAGGGAAGACTATTCACACAACGAGTTCAAACCGTTTGATCTGATTAACGATCTGGTGGATAAGAACCGAAACGCCAACGCGAATTTTGCGAACCGCATCATTTCTTATTTCAACAGGACTTACAAAGTGTCGGTTCCTGAGTATAAAATAGACGAAAAAAAACTTCCGATGGGCTTCCGTCCTGTTTATGACACATATGTAGATGTAGTCATCGAACACTTGGGCGGCAAGAGTTTCCGGGAAATGGCCGTGGAAGAACTGCTCGCACGCCTGAGCAAAGTTGTCAGACCGGCATACTGGAGCAAAGTCAAGACGGAGTTGAAGAAGGACAAGATAATCTTTCCCGAAATCATCCGTTTCGACGATTTTTCCATGCAATACAACCAAAGGAACAGAATCTCCTACAACTACGGCGGAGAACTGGAAACCCTGTGTGCCGGCATTGCCTACGGTGCGGATGACATACTGAATGGAAATTCAAAGATGATTATCCGTTTTGATGACAACGACATTTCTGTCACAGACTGGTACGACCTTACGACCACCAATGCCGAGCAAATCCGATTCTACAAGAACGGACGTATCGATGTCCGGTTCAAGGACAGTGCGGCAGCCGAAAGTTGTTTCAAGCGTCTGCATCTGGATGAAATCACCCTAAGAGAAAACTGACCATGATAAGATTTACACAGCACCCCGTAAGGCAATCCTTGCGGGGTGTTTTCATTTTTAACGATAAACAGATAAAGTCATGTATGCCATCATCCCCCAACAGATACCGCAAGGTATGCGTGCCGAAGTCAACGAGAAGATACTTTTCGCCATAGACTCCGGCAAGGACCTCATTCCGGCGGAGAGCATCTACAACTGCTATACCGGTATCGGAGGGCTGCACAACCTCAAACAGTCCGACTTTGCCAGCTACCACGAGTATGCCGAAGCGAAGAAGGAGTTCGAGATGGGACAGTTCTTCACCCCGCATGAAATATGCCGGGACATGGTGGATATGCTGTGTCCTGTCTCATCCGAAATGGTTCTTGACATGTGTTGCGGTATGGGCAATTTCTTCAACCATCTGCCCAACCCGCATAATGCCTACGGCTTCGACATAGACGGCAAGGCCGTGTCTGTCGCACGATACCTCTACCCGGAAGCCCATATCGAGAAATGCGATATCCGGCAATACTATCCGGAACAACGTTTCGATGTTATCATCGGCAATCCTCCTTTTAACTTGAAGTTCGACTACAAACTGTCGCAGGAATACTATATGGACAAGGCTTACGATGTGCTCAATCCGGCAGGAATCCTGATGGTCATCGTGCCCTGTTCCTTCATGCAGAGCGGGTTCTGGGAGAAGACACGGATAGCCGGTATAAACGGCAGATTCTCATTTGTCGGTCAGACGAAGTTGGGCCCGTCAGCCTTTGCCGCAGTCGGAGTCCATGACTTCAATACGAAAATCATGGTATTTCTCCGTAAATCGGGCCACATCAAGATGCAGGCTTACAACGCGGAAGAATTCATAACGGCGGACGAGCTGAAAAAGCGCATCGGCGAGGCCAGGGCGATGAAACACCGGTTGCGTTTCGACCTGATGCGCGAAACCAACCGGATCGACAAGGAAGAACTTGAGCTGTTCGAGTACAAACTTGCCAAGTACATGTACGAGCTGAAGGCGCACGCCAAGTTGAACAAACATATAGACAAGGCGGAAGCGTTGGTCACGAAGTTCCGTAACCAGAAACCGCCTGAGAACGCCACGCGGGAGCAGGTGGAGCAATGGGAGAAGAACAAACTGACCCCGAAGAAAGTGCTTGCCGTCATCCGCAGGTACATCACCTCGCAAAATACCGTACCTCGCAAGGAAGTGGCATTGGTGAAGACCTCATACGGCTTCAAACTGAAACAATATGCTCCGCGACTCCTTGACAAAGTTCCGCACAAGGCGGCAAGTATCAACGACCTCGTGCTGGAACGTACTGAACTGCCCATACCGGAAGTGCCGACAGAAAAGAACATGCGTCAAATCCGTGCGGCGGAGAAACTGATCCGACGCAAGCGGAGAGAGTACGAAATGCAGAACCGGCTGTTCCCGGAAATGGAAGAAGATGACAGGCTGAAAGAATACCTGGACCGGTGTGCATTCATCAACAAGGACGGCGAGACCTGCGAGTTTACCACGCTCCAGAAACACGACCTGAACCTTGTCTTGCAGAAACGCCACGCGCTGCTGAACTGGCAGCAAGGCTCTGGCAAGACTGCCGCCGTGTACCATCGTGCCAAATACCTGCTCAAATTCCGCAAAGTACGGAATGTCATCATACTGGCTCCTGCCATCGCCACCAATATGACATGGATACCCTTCCTCTCGATAAACAGGGAACAGTTCCGGGTGGCAAGGAACAATGCCGACCTGGAAACTGTGCCGGAAGGCGTGTTCATCGTCCTATCCACCTCCATGCTCGGCAAGCTGAAACGGGGCATGGCAAGGTTCGTCAAACGCAGTTCAAGAAAACTGTGCCTTGTTTTCGACGAGTCGGACGAGATAACCAACCCGTCGTCACAACGTACAAGGCATATCCTCGGTCTCTTCCGCCGCCTCAAATACAAGATACTCGACACCGGTACGACCACACGCAACAACATCGCCGAACTGTACAGCCAGTTTGAGCTGTTGTATAACAATTCCATAAACATGGTCTGTTGGAGCAGTCGGGTGTACCACGAGAACAGGGACAAGGAGATAGAGGAAGATAACAATCCGCACTATGGTGAGCCGTTCCCCGCTTTCAGGGGGCATGTGCTTTTCCGTGCCTGCCACTGTCCGGGGAAATCCACCGTGTTCGGCATTGAGAAGCAGAACCAGGATGTCTATAACAAGGAGGAGCTGGCCGGCCTTATCGGGAAGACCGTCATTACACGCAAGTTCAGGGACTTTGCAGGAGAAAAATACAAGATACGGACACATACCGTCAGCCCGTCCGACGGCGAGCGTGAGGTTTACCGTGTCATCATCGAGGAGTTCTGCCGCATCTGCGAACTGTATTACAACAGCACGGGGGATGCAAAGAAGGATGCCGGACTCCGGCTTATGCGCCAGATCAAGCTGCTCATCAAGGCCTGCTCCGTCCCACACCTGATAGAGGGCTATTCCGGAGACGGGATTCCGAACAAGACAAGGTACATCGAAAGGCTGGTACGGAAGATACCCGGCAAAGTGGCTGTCGGCTGCACGTCCATAGCCGCATTCGACCTTTACGAGAGCCGTCTCCGCGAATGTTTTCCTGACCGTCCCGTATTTGTGGTCAAGGGAGACGTGGCGTTCAAGAAACGGCAAAGCATCGTGACGGAGTTCGATTCCACCATCAACGGCATACTGGTATGCACGCAGCAGAGCCTGAGCAGTTCGGTGAACATACCCACCTGCAACGACGTGATACTTGAATCCCTGCAATGGAACATCCCGAAGATGGAGCAGTTCTACTTCCGTTTCATCCGTCTCGACTCCAAAGAGCTGAAGGACGTGCATTATGTCACCTACAAGGACTCCGTGGAGCAGAACCTGATGGCGCTGGTGCTTACCAAAGAGCGGCTGAACGAGTTCATCAAGACGGGCGAAGTAAAGGAACAGTCGGAAATCTTCGAGGAGTTCGACGTCACCATGTCCGTCATCGAGAGCCTGCTGGTCAGGGAGCGTGACAGCGAAGGGAAAATACATATCAGCTGGGGAAGCCAGCGCATCATGAACTGAAAAATGGAAAAACAAATGAGAAACCGCAGATTCCATTCCACAGGCAAAGGTAGCCCGCCCCCTTACCGGCAGGGCAAGGTCATGCCGCAAGCGGTTTTCGGGAAAATCATCCTCGCCGGAGGCTCCGGTATTTTCCCGAAAAACCCTGCACTGCCGGGGTGCGGACTTTTTGGAGCCTGTGGAATGAAATCCCCGGTTCCGAATCATAAACTATAATGAAGAATATCATGGACTTGAATCAGGCAGAAGTGGCAGTGACCACGCAGCATCTCATAGACATGGGGCAGGAAAAAGACAACCTGCTGCAAATGTCCGACTTCGGCGACATGGGGGAATTCCTGTGCACCTGCTCCGAACTGTTCCCCGAAGAGGAAACTCCGGAATACAGGTACACGAAATGGGAGGAAATCCCGGACCTGCTCATCAACCGGGAATGGCTGTGTCCCAACTTCTTCGAGATAAGGGAGGCGATGGAACAGCTGGAGGAACCCGACAAGGATTGCTTCTTCGACTGGTGTGACCGTTACGGGCATGACATCAGTACGGAAGACCCGCACCTGCTGGTGGCGCACTATATCGAACTTTATGGAAATGCGGCCTATATCGACGATGAGCCTTGCCCGGACAGCGGGGATGACAGCCTGCTGTACTGTCCGGGCATATCAAGCAACTATTTCGACACGGGTATTCCCCGTTTCGAGGTATTCGATGACAATTACGATTAAAGCATATAAACATATACAAGATGGAAATCAACTTCAAAGGACCGGTAATGCCAGTTGACCCCTATTCGCAAATGGCGTTTGTGGAGATACTGAACATTCTCCTGACGGCAGGGCACATCGTGGATGTGAACAGGTTCCTGATAAACAGGAATGCCAATCCGCTATTCGGCTCGTTGTCAGGATATTTCAGATGGTCATTCTCCGACAACCACTTTACCCTGTGGCAACGGGTGGAATACAACTCGCCGCTCTGCTTCAGCCGGCGCATATTCAGCATCCATTTCGGGATGCTGGCAAGCCGTGACAGGAAAAGAGACAATACGGTAATGAACTAAAAACATATCAATATGAGTCACCAGGTAATTACAAGAATGGCATACAATGCCAAAACCAAGCAGATAGAAACTTGGCAGCATTCCAACAACGTGTGGCCGACAACAGACCATTTTTATGCATTGGATGTGAAAACAGACGAACAGATGTTTGAATTCATAACATTGATAGCAAACGGATTGTGGCAAGGGCGCAAATGGCGTAAAGCATTCAAGACACTTTTTGAAGAATATCCGGAATTGGTCAGGTCCTCATACGAGCACGAGCTTAGAGGCCAACCTTGGAAGGCATACTGTGCCATTTGCAAAAAATATGAGGAACTTGCCCAAAGCAAATGCAATGAAATAGTTGCGCGATTCAGGCAACTTACCGGGATTGTCTGACCCAAACAGATGCAAAATATATGGAAGAGATAAAGATTTCAAACAGACAAATCGCGCTGATGGCTTTCGACCGGTTGCGCAAGGAAGACAAGACAGATTCCGCATTGAAACTCGCACGGTGTATGCTGCATGGCACAAGCATATCTCTTGGCATAGGTGATATCGACTGGGAGATAGACAGGGCAATACAGCAGTGCGGAGGAGTGCCAAGAACAGGATACAGATACACGGCTTATTTCCACTTCAACCGGAATACGGAAATGGCAAAGGAAATATATGACAAGATCGTGAAGGAACTGTATGGTTAGGAAACAACACGGAGGCGGCTTGAAGGCCGCTTCCGTCATTTATAACGGTATGTACGGGAAAAGGAATCCTGCCGTACACAGGTAACAGAAATGGATGAACAGAAAACATTGACATTGGATTTCATCAAATCCCTGATGGAACCGGCCTATACACTAATATGGACGGACTACAATGACAACCTTGACAATCATTGCGGACTGATTCAAAAATGCCTTGACAGCAAGAGCCGCGAACATTTGTGGGAAAAGGCAGACGAGTGGTACAGCGATGCCGAATGGGAAGCTGTCCGTGAGATTATTGCGAAACTGAAAGAGGAATGTGCCGTATTCCATGACTTTGACGGGGAAGCGGTCGATGACTTCTTCGATGAATACGAAGATGAAATCCGTGACGAGATTTACAGCCGCAACGATTCGGACGTGGTGAAGGAATTGGTAAGGCATACGGATGACATCCCCATCCGTGTGGAAATGCTTTCCAACTATGACTGCATCAATTCCAACCGGTTTGAATCGCAAGGCGGTTACAGGTACGAGGAATCCTACTTCGGGGACATGGTGGACAGCCTTAACCTCAATCCGGCGAGGGTAAAGAAAATTCTGACAGAACACGGCTACAGGGCTTACGGGCGTTTCCCGAACCGTAAGAACCGGAACGGCAAGGAGCAGGTTTCCTACGAACAATTCTACGAGGAACTTATCAATTCCTGCTGCGGGGCGAACCTGCTGACTTACATCGGCAGGGTAAGCCTGAAAGAGCTGTATGAAGCCGACTTTTCATTGAAAGAGGTCATTATCCCCAAAGGCAACTGTTGCGGACTTTTCAGTTCGACGTATGGTGGTGGAAGCCTGCTTGAAATGGAACTGAAACGGGACGTAAAGCTGAAATTGGAAGTCAAGGACTATCATGGTTTCCGCTTCCGGCTGGATGACGAACGTTCCAAATATGACTGTTCGGTCCGGCATGTATATGGGGTGGACGACTCCTTTTTCGGGGATGCGGTTCGCATTGTATCCTGATAAAATCAACTGATCAACAATCAAATCATAGAAGATTATGGGAAAATATGATGTAAAAGTAAGGTACATCTTCGAGGGTACTTACACAGTGGTGGCGGAAGACCGTGAAGAAGCGGAAAGCATGGTGGCGGAAGACTGCGGTCTGGTATTGGGCGGCAACATCCACACAACGCGGGATGACGATGAAGTGACGGACTGGAAGTTCGGTTGTCATCCGGACTTGCAGGTTCTCTCCGTAAGGCAGCGAGGCGGGAAATCCCCCATGTCGGTGTTCGGAGACAGGATCGAAGAACTGCGAAAAGACATCATCGAAGCGATACGGCAGTTGCTCCATGACCATGCCATGAACGCGATACGGTTTCCGGAAGAGGATTATGACCCGGTCTGGGTGATATGGTTTGGCAAGAACGGAGACCCCTACGAATGCAGGGTGACAGGACTCCGGGTAACGGACAGCAGCCTGACCGTCCTTGCCGAAGAGAAAGAAAGCGGTGATGAAGTGGAATGTTACAGCCCGTTCGAACTCGGAGCCAGCAACATCGACTGGCTTTCCGGAATGTATGAGGCTGTATGGCAGCAACTGGAAGAGAGCAAAAAAGTAGAACCACAAGCTGAAGAACAATGAAATATCAAGCGGAAAATGCTGTCTCCAGCTTCTTCTACTATATGTGGAACGCCTGGAGCAAGGAAGAATGCAAGGTCGTATTTGGAGATATGTACCGGCACTTCTGGGATAAATGGTCCGCATTGGCGGACAAGTCCATATTCGGCGCGGCGGAACGGTTCTTTGCCGAGTTATCGGAAAACAACCAGAAACTACTCGTGGAACGTGCCGTTACACTCTATGACGGCAGGGCTTTCAGAAAAGAGCCGGACGATTCCGACATCCTTGTCTGTAAAGAATGCGGTTCACGGCAGTTGGAAATCCAAGCATGGATAAACGCCAATACGGATGAACGTATCAGCTATGTGCATGATGACAATAACGGGCTGTGGTGCGATGGGAAATGGTGCGAAGAATGTGGCGTTCAGGTCTTTTTCTGTACTAAGGCGGAGTTCACACAAAAGATGCAGGGCTGGTGGGAGTCGTGCGGTTTTGAAACAAAGGAACAAATCACAGGGTTGAAAGTCTGTGACTCTCCGCCTTCCGAAAACACGCAGACATTCATTGATGCGGCAGACCAATGGTGGAACAGCCGGGACTACGAACATAAACGGGAAATTTACAACAGGTATAATTCTAAAAACGAATAATATGCAGATTAACATCATTGAACAGATTAGCAACTCATGCAGTTGCAGCCATATGGAAGCGCAGGAATACTTGGATTCTGAAATCCGGTACCTGCGCGAGTTGCAGGAGGCGGACGACCTGAGGGAAGATGACATCGAAATGGCGTGCAGCAACCTCGGACTTGACCTTGACAACCAGGAATATTTTATCAACCGCCTCGCAGGGGCATAAATACCTATAGCTATGGCTTATTTTCATAACATACATTCATTGGCGGACCTGAAGAAGGAATACCGCCGTCTGGCATTGCAGCACCACCCGGACAAGGGTGGTGACACTGCCATCATGCAACAGGTGAACACCGAGTTTGAAAGGCTCTTTGAAGTCTGGAAAGACAAACCGGATGTCTCTGCCGCATCAACCGGGTATGAACATGACTATCCGGGTGCCACGGCAAAGGAATATACCGAGTACGTGTATAATGAATACCGTTGGAAAGGTCGCAACTACAAAGGGCAACATGCCCCTGAAATCGTAGAACTTGTGAGAATCTGGCTAAAGGAAACCTATCCGAGATATAAGTTCTCCGTCAGACGGGAGAACTACAATTCCATTTACATCAAACTGATGAGTGCGGACTTTGAGGCGTTCACCAGGGAATCCGGCAAAGTACAGGATCATATCAACCACTACAACATAGAGCGGAACCCCGATCTTACAGACCGTGCCAAGGAGGTGATGCTGAATGTCTGTGACTTTGTCATGTCATACAACTTCGATGACAGCGATGCGATGACGGATTATTTCCATACCAATTTCTACCTGACATTGGCTATAGGGAGTTACCGGAAGCCTTACAAGGTGGAACTGCCGAAACTTGACTGCAAGGGGAAGGACAAGCCGGAAGTGTTCAAGCATCCCGAAGGTCCGGCACATAAGGCCATCAGGCAGGCGTTGGGCACAGCCCGCTTTGATTTCATCGAACACAGGAGGCATTCCGGCGAAATGATACTCGGAGAAGACCATTACGGCTCACACGGAGAGCATTATTTCTGGCCGAAGGATTATTCAAGCGCGAAACTGGCTCAGAAACGGATCGACAAATTGGAGAAAGCCGGTATTCGGTGCAAGCTTACCGGATATAACGGCGGTTACATTCGTTTTATCGGCTACACTCCCGAAGCAGAAGCGTTACTGGAGAAGGAACGCCAGGAATACATCACCGCCCATCGGCAATGGCAAACCAAACAGACAGTAATCAATTAAACTTATCAATATGGAACCGAACAATTTGAACGAATGGTGGGGCGGACAGCCCGACGGACTGAAACAGGCATTCTCTCTTTTTCCCGATGGACGGTGGAAAGAGGCGGACCTGTATTTGCGAATCAATATCCGTAACTACTGCCTCCTGAAAAAAGGAGGGCTGCTTCCCGAAGACAAGGACCGCTCGATGCTCAGCGAGATTGTCTGTGAGCTGGCCGATACGGAGCTGTGCCGTGCAAATGGAAAGACACTCGAAGACATGTGCGATACGGACGGGGCTTTTCTGGAAGAGTACCAGGAACTGTTCAACCGGATATACGATGAACTGGAAATGAGAATTACGGATTATATGAACGGACAATCAAAAAAAATGTAACAATGAAAGCAAAAGTGTTCAAGTACAAGTCTGACGGGAATACCGTCGTGGCTTCTTATATGGAACTGGAGCCGTATGCGAAGAATGTATATCTCTCCCTGTCAAGAAAGAACGAAGACGGGAATGAAGACGATGACTGTTTCCATGTGGTCTGCCGGATTGAAAACGTTTATTTTTCCAGCGGGCAGTATTCACGCCGGTTTCTCAAGGGAGAAGGTTGCAGAGAGGAAGCCGCCACCTATTGCAGGAACTGGATTGCGGATACGCTTCAAAGTGCGGAAAGAGGAGCCTTCGTCAATTTGATCTCCGTCCGCGTGTTCGAGGCTCTCGGACTTGACACCACTTCCCTGGTGCAAGCCCGTGAGGAGTATAAAAGAATACAGGAGCAGAAACGCAGGGAGCAGAAGGAGAAAGAGGCGGAAGAGCGCAGAGTGCAGGAAGAGCAACATCAGTGGCTACTCAATGAACAGAAACGGAAATTCCTGGACGGGGAACGGATTACGGGAGAAATGTTCCTTGAAATCACCGGAAGGGACGGTTTTGACATCCATATCAGAACCAAAGGGACATTCAACAGGCATGTGAGGGGCATTGACAGGAACGGCACCGTCAGTTTCCGGAAAATCAAGGGCTGCCGGACTCCGGACTTTACCGGATGCCATAAGGCCGTGTCCGCCTATCTGGCGTTCATTACAGAAAAAGAGGGCAAATAATTAAATCCGGGGCGGTAAAGGTCTGCTCCATGCAGCTGTTACCGCTACCGGCTTCCGGCCTCACAATTCACGGTTCAGCGCCATTGCCAGCGGAAACATCAACCGGTTATAGGCTTTAAGCTTTTGCAAATTCAGCACATATCCGGCATAGGGATTGGTCAGATCGGTATAGAAGAATACATCGGTAAATCCTGCGTGTTCCTCCACGACTTCACCCTCCAACGGAATCTCCTCCACATTGAACCGCTCCAGAGGCAGTTCTTCCAGACGGGTCTGTTCCGCATTTCCCAACACATTGAGGTTACGGTTAAACAGCACGAATCCTTTCTTCCTGTAATCCACACGCATACCGTACGGACGCTCCACAAGGAAAGCATCCGCCGCTTTCTTTATATAGTTTTCCATAAAACTGAAATTAGAATTGCAAAAATACATCTTTTGTCCGGCAATGGCGAACAAATCAGGAAGAGAATCGCCACAGACCATGCAAAGCACACTACCGTGTATTTTATTTCCCACCCTGCAAAGGTAGTCCCGTGTCCGGTGTACCCTGTCAAGGTCAGGCCCCTTGCGGGGTTGGCTGAAAGAAAATCATCCTCGCCTGACGGCTGCGGTATTTTCTTTCGCCAAACCTTGCGGGTACTGCCACGGGACAGTCAGGCAGGTGAGAAATAAAAATACCGGCTCCCGGAGCCGGACGTGTTTAACAGATAAAATACAATGAATCATGAAAATCCTGAATGAAGAACATTTCGAGAATGTTAAGCGTTATGCCGAATCCATCGGTGACACCTCACTCCGGAAATGCCTGGAACGGTTGAAGAGCTGGGAGGAAAATCCTGACTGTCCCAGCGAAATTTCACTCTACTATGACCATGCCCCATACTCGTTCGGCTTCACCCAACACTATCCCGACGGAAGGACAGGCATCGTGGGCGGTCTGCTCTATCACGGAATACCGGACCGTTCTTTCGCCGTGACACTACAGCCGTTCCATGGATGGCAGATACACACCTGATGAGAGGCAAACGACAGTATTAACTTTATAAAATTCAATTCAATATGGAAACGACATTGACAGTAATGGAAAGACAACAGCAGTTTGACTTCCAGAAAAACGGAATTGAAGTGATGAACTTCGAGACACTTCAACGCACCTATAAAGAAAATGACATCTACAACAATCCGGTGCAGGGCATCTACCATTACCAGGTCATCCGGTGCATGATGGACATCTGCGAGAAATACAATCTCGATTATGAGGTGGAAGAAATCTTCGCTGCCCAGAACAGAAACAAGACACAGCCAGGAGTGAGCATCCTCCCGCAGGTGGAACAGACACATGGCGAAAAAGCCGTGGAAGCCCATATCCTGCGCCGTATTTTCGCTACTATCCGGATCAGGGATTGGGAGACGGACGAGCTGACAACCACACTGGTCGTCGCCTACCACCAGGACGGCATACAGGCAGCCATAGGCCCCTGCGTGAAGATATGCCATAACCAGTGCATCCTCTCACCGCAGCGGAGCATCAGCAATTACGGGAAAAAGAAGGTGACAACCGATGAGCTCTTCGAAACCGTGGACGGCTGGCTGGCCAATTTCGAGGTGAACATGAACGAGGACATTGCAAGGATTCAGCGGTTGAAACGCCGGATTATCCCGATGGAGGAAATCTACCTGTACATCGGCTTGCTGATAGCCTTGCGCGTTTCCCATGACAGTTCGGACAGAAACCTGTCATCCACTGTAGAAACCTACCCGTTGAACCAGAGCCAGATTTCCATCTTCACGGAAGAGGTGCTGAAACTGGCCATGAGCAAGGGACAGATTACCGCATGGGATTTGTACAACGTGGCCACTGAAATATATAAGCCTGGAAAGACAGACTTCCCGGCCCTTATTCCACAGAACGGAGCCATGGCGGAACTCCTGCTTTCCCGTCTCTCTGAAGAGGTGGAAGTACAGGATGCCGTTCCGATAAACTGACATGCAAGCTTCTCAAGCCAAAGAAATAAGGGAGAACCTGACAGTGATAACAACTGAAAGATTCTCCCTTTTTCATTTACTCTTCAAAAAGCAGCATGAATTCCACCTTCCTTCTCCGTTCGATGCTCGGAACCACTTTTCCTTTATAGCACCTGAAAGAGACATATTCCTTGTAAATATTGCGGTCTCCCGACTCCAGCTTCTTTAACAGACGGCTTTTCGGTCTTTTTCCATATCCTTTTAATCTGTAGGGTCCCACATTATATGAAAGGACTGCTGCCAATAAAGAATCACGCCCCAGATAACTGAACATGCGGCACAGCTTACGGAGGTCTTCCCTCAGAATGGAGTCTCCCTGCGCTTTGGAGATGCTGTTGGTAAACCTCTCCCCGGGAAGAACCTTGTGACCCCACCCGACATAAGGCCAATGCTTTTTCTCTCCATGCCAGCCCTCGAACTTATGAGTAGCTTATCATAACTATGATTATGACAAGTAATATGTTATGTAAAGTGCGAGTAAAAGTTGGTTTATAATCAAGTTGTTATGAACCAACTTGTCACTTACACTTTACATAATATTATCAATGTCCAAGTCCCTTTAACCACTCTAATAGGTTCTTATTTCGTTCCCACTCTTTTTCTGTTATAGTATTAGGGGTTAATCTGGTATAGGCATTTTCAAGTGCTTCACGTTTTGCTTTGGAGTCGGCACGTGCATAAATATCAGTAGTCTGTATGGAAACATGCCCTAAAATATCACGTATGTATACTAAATTTACTCCTGCCTGTAAAAGATGCATTGCTTTACTATGTCGAATAGAATGACAACTTATTTTCTTTGGAATAATTTCTGGTTGCTGTTTATTTGCCATGTCTGCATAGATTTTCAGAATATACGTAATACCCTCTCTTGTTAATTTTTCATGCCTACCATTGAAAAATAAAGGCTTTTTCATCATGTTGGGATCATTCAAATTGTTTTCTTCCATATAACTACGCAAAATGTCAACTTGTGCTTCTGCCAAGGGGACTATACGGGTTTTACGTCCTTTCCCTGTTAATCGTATAGTGTATGGTGTTGTATCAATACGTACACAATCTACTGTGAGATCTGCGATTTCCTGTACTCTTGCACCAGTATCGTACATTAATGACAATAATGCTAAATGACGACGTCCTTTCCATGAAGTTGTGTCAGGCTGTGCCAATAATAATTTTATTCCCTCCATTGAAAGATAATTAGGAGGGCTTATTTCTGTTTTTTTTGCCTTTATCGACAATATACTTTGCCATTCTACCATATTATCTATTACTATATATTGGAGATACGAACAGAATGACCTGATTGCAGCAAGTCTATAATTACATGTTGCTGAAGTATTCTTTTTAGTATTGTGAAGCCATTGTAGATAATTGATGACATTATCCCGTGTAAGATGTTTCAATAGAAGTCGTTCAACGGGTATTCCATTGATATCTTTCATATAATTGATGAATTGTACGAAAGAATCACGATAAGAAGCAATTGTGTTTTTGCTCACATTTCGTTGATGTGGCAAATATTCAGATAAAAATCTCGTTAGATATTTTGCAAAATCAGTCCTGGTAGTCAT